CCCCGGGAGGTCACGGAGGCCACGGAGCTCTACAGGCGCAACGAGGATCTCCTGGCCGACTTCATCGAGGAGTGCTGCATCCGCGAGCCAGGGGCCAAGCAGAAGAGCTCCGAGCTCTATGCCCGCTTCATTGACTGGTACCACGACAACGTTGGCAAGAAGGAACCTACGGGCACCTGGTTCGGAAAGCAGCTCTCCTTGAAGTTCGAAAAGAACAAGGCCGAGGGCTGCGTGATGTATCACGGCATCGCCCTGGCCGCAGGTTAGGGATGGTTTGATAGTTATACAGGGTAATATTTCATTTTATTAATTTATGGAAATAAACCATGAAACAGTCGTTTAGCGTCTTCAACTATCTACGAGCATCGCGGTCCTCTGGAGGGTTTGCGGAACCGGTCCTCTCCGGATCGTCTCGCTCATCGTCGCGAAATCATTCGATGATCTTCGTAGACAGCTGGACAGAATTGCAAAAACGGGGAGGGTTGGAGAGTCTGGCGTGGTTTATTTCCCCGTATGGTTTCCCATAATGTTTCGTACGCTTAAATATAGGCGCAACTGTCAAACCCTCCCTGTAAGGGGGAGGTATATATAATAAATAACGTTAATTTGTAATGAAAATAGATAGATAGATAAAAGGAAAAAAAGGGGAGGGTTTAAAGGCAAAAGATGGACGTGAAGGAGCTGGCCGAAAAGAGGGTAGTCCTCAAGAAGGTTTCCAACACCTACGGAGGCGAGTGGCAGGGTCCGTGCCCGAGCTGTAACGGAAAGGATCGCTTCCACGTCTGGCCGGCTCAACACGAAGGGAACGGAAGCTACTGGTGCCGCGGCTGCGACAAGGCGGGCGACAACATCCAGTTTCTCATCGACTTCGAGGGGATGACGTTCAGGCAGGCCTGCAATCATCTCCGGATCAGCATCCCTGAGCGGCCGGCGTCCTGGAGGCCTTCGATCCCCGGGCGATCGCATCATGAATTTCAGCCGGTCAGGCACGAGCTCCCCGCGGATCTATGGCAGGATCGGGCCGAAAAGCTCATCTCCTGGGCGCAGGGGAACCTCGAGAAGAACGCGGAGGTGCTCTCCTGGCTGGCCGGTCGCGGCATCGGCGGCCAGGTCGCAAGGGATTTTCGCCTCGGCTGGAACCCGGGAGAGGACGGCAATGATATCTATCGTGCCCGCAACGCCTGGGGGCTGCCGGAGCTCAGAAGAGACGACGGAAAGCTCAAGGCCCTGTGGATCCCCGTGGGGCTGGTGATCCCCTACATCCGCGACGGGGTCATCCACCGGATCCGGATCCGGCGCCCCGAGGCCGAGAAGCGCTACATCGTGCTGCCGGGATCCTCGATGTCCACCATGATCCTCGGGCGCGACCGCCGGTCCTTTGTCGCCGTCGAGGCCGAGCTCGATGCGATCGCCGTCTATGCCAACAACAGGCTCGCCGGCGCCGTCGGCCTGGGATCTGTCAGCGCAAAGCCCGACGCCGAGACCCACGAGATCCTCACGAAGGCCCTGCAGATCCTCCTGGCGATCGACTTCGACGAGCCGGGCCGGAAGGCCACGGCCTGGTGGAAGGAACAGTTCGAGCGCTGCGACCGCTGGCCGGTGCCCCAGGGCAAGGATCCCGGGGAGGCGTTCAAGATGGGGACCGATCTTGATAAGTGGATTCGAGCGGGACTGCCGCCGGCGCTGACGATCGACGATGCGACTCCCGCCGCGAAGAGCGAGACGAAAGCGGCCCCCCGTGAGACCATAGCGCCGCTTGATGAGAATATTCTCCAAGCCCAGCTGCCCGGCGCGGTGATGGAGCTCTACGACCTGCTCCGGAAGAATCCCGGCGTGAAGATCATCAACACGCCGGGCCGCCTGGCGGTCCTTCGCGGCGGGAAGTACGTAGGCGGCCGGATCAATCACCTGGTCTTCCAGGTTGCCGAGGTGATGGACTTCATCTCCGCCCACGGCGCCGCCGAAATAGACTGGACAAATTTCCTCGAGCGGGCCCCGGCATGAGCGAAGAGACTCAAGGCACAAACGACGAACAGCTCTTTGAAACGATTGCCGCCGTCCTGGAATACCTGGAGACATCCGGCTGGAAGGTCACGAAGACAAGCCTGTACCGGCACCAGGGCGAGGGGAAGCTGCTGCCGAAAGAAAACGGGTCCTTCCGGAAAAAGGACGTCGACAAGTACGCGAAGACGTTCCTCAAAGAGCAATCGACGGGGAAGAAGGTCAAAACCCTCGAGGATGCCCTGCAGCGAAAGAAGCTCGAGGCCGATCTCCGCAACCTCGACCTGGAGCACGAACGGAAAAAGCTCCAGCACGACCGCGAGCTGGGCAAGTACATCCTGCGGGAGAAGATGGAAATCGAGCTGGCGGCCCGCGCGGGGATCCTCGAGGCGGGGCTCAAGCACTGGATCCAGAGCGGGGCGGCAGGCTGGCTCCGGCTGGGCGAGGGGAACGTGAAGAAGGCCGGAGAGCTGATCAGCGCGATGATCCGGGACCTCGACGAGCACATCAACGGCTACGCCCAGGCGCGGGAGTACGAGCTCGTCATCGACGGGGAAGAGGTAGAAATCGAATCGGATACCTGAACGGAGGGAGTGCGATGAAAAAAGAAGAGATCAAGGGCGGAGCGTTTGTGCTGTCCGTTGTCCTGGCGGTGATCGCGATCGGATTTATCCTGATGGACATGACCCGGCAGCCGGAGTCCGTGAAACAGAGCCCACTGCCGGAAATCAAGATTTTCGACACCCAGGGCCCTGTCGTCGTAAGGCAGCCTGCCAGGCCCCGAAAAACGCATTGCATCTTCGCGGAGCCGCAGATCGGCCCCGGATGCCGATACGACGACAAGGCCATGGCGAAGGTGGGACGCGACGGGGTAAAGGCCTACGGCTTGCCCGAGGTGAACACGGAGGACAACATCGGTAATTGATGGAGAGCGAGCGGACGACATACGTTTTCGCCTGGAAGAACAACCCGAAGCGCGAGCAGCTCCACGGGCGCCGCTGCCGGGTGCTGCACCGGGGCCGGCCGAACAGCGCCCTGGTCGAATTCACAGACAACGGGCAGAGGGAAGTGATTAGCAGAAACGCATTGAGGAAAATAGATGAAAACGGAATATCAGTACATCAAATTTGAAAAGGTGCAGCAGAAGCCGAAGACATCTGTTTGGGCATGCCTTAATAATTCATCCGGGACGGCGATTGGCGTTGTGCAATGGTATGGTCCCTGGCGCCAGTATTGTTTTTTCCCGGAGCCGAATTGTGTCTTTAACGTCGGCTGCATGAGCGACATCAATCATTTCATCGGCCAGTTAAAGAATAACGGAATCGAACGGAATCAGGATCTACTTCCCGGAATGAACTAATGCCGCACGCCATCCACATATCCCGCTCCAAGTCCTGGCTGCCGCCGGCGTTGCGGCTGATTGTCGGGCGGCAGCGCTATAAGGTCAGCTTCTCCGAGCCGGAGCGCAAGGTCTTCCGCAAGCACAAGAAGATCCCCGTGAGCCGCTGGTGCGAGCGGTACCGCTACGTCACGATGTCCGTCCTCCCGGGCAGGTGGAAGAACGAGGTCACGCCCTATCTCGCCGGCATCATGGACGCCTCGTTTTTCCCGTCGGTGCGGGAGATCGTCATGTGCAAGGCCCCGCAGGTCGGCGGGACCGAGGCGGTGCTCAACTGCCTGGCCTACGCCATCGACCGGGATCCCGGCCCGGCGCTGTGCATCTACCCCGACGAGCTGACGGCCAAGGAGAACAGCCAGGACCGCATCCAGCCGATGATCAAGGGCAGCCCCCGGCTGCGCTCCTATATGACGGGAGTCGACGACGACAGCTCGTCGCTGCGGATCAATCTGCAGCACATGGTGATCTACATGGCGTGGGCCCGCAGCGCCGCGCGCCTGGCCAACAAGCCGATCCGCTACCTGATCTGCGACGAGATCGACAAGTACGTCGACACGGCGGGCAAGCGGGAGACCGATCCCATTTCCCTGGGCGTGGCCCGGACGATCACCTACCGCTACAACAGCAAGATCTGGAAGTTCTCCACGCCCACGACGGAAAACGGCAACGTTACAAAAGCGCTGAGAGCCTGCCAGGGAATCTTCGATCTCTGGGTCGAGTGTCCGGCCTGCGGAACATCGCAGAAGATGGTCTTCGGGCAGATCAAGTGGCCGCGCGCCTC